GGACAATGGACCTGGCTACACTTAAGGTGGCATCAGGTACATTTTCATATACACAAGCGGTTAAGGATTGCGTAAGGCTGTTATCCAAGAGCGGATTAAGAAGTATTGATTATGCTAGTGGCAGAAGTTATGAGGTTGAAGCTGCTGCCAGGATGATAGTAAGGACAGCCACATCACAGTTGGCTGGACAGATATCTATGATGAATTGTGAGAAGACCGGCACAGATCTGGTATATGTTGATGAGCATGCGGGAGCCCGACCAGAGCACGCAGTATGGCAGGGTGCGGTGTATTCAATAAGCGGCAAGAGTGAGAAGTATGCCAGTTTTTACCGGGTCACAGACTATGGCTCACCTACAGGCTTAAAAGGTGTTAACTGTACGCATAATTTTTATCCTTACTGGGATGGTGATGTGTTGCCGGAACATATTGAGACTCCTGATGTGGAATATAACGGTGAGACAATGTCCTATTATGATGCCACACAGGAACAGAGGGCGATGGAAAGAAACATCCGTCAGTTGAACAGGGAGTTAAACGCAACCAGGGCGATGGGTGAAGATACTACCGAATTGCAGAAGAAGTTAAATAGTGCAGTGGATAAGTATGCAGATTTTAGTATGCAGACAGGAATCAGGGCAAAGTCTGATAGGCTTGGTGGTGCATGGACTAACATATCCAAGGAAAGCCGTAGGTCATTGATGGATGCCAAGGCTAAAAATGTAGATATAGCAAGACATAACTTAAGTGGAAGAAGTGCTGTTAATTACGTAATTAATTCTATCGCACCATCACAATCGCGTGTGTTAGCAGAAAAGATGGCAATAGAAAAGGTTGGAATTAAAAGAATAGCTGATAGTTGTAGTGCAGTGGACAATCAATTATTTGTTGATGCTATAAACCAGCTAAATATATTGGAAAATAGATTTGGTATTATTCATATGTCAAATATTGAATTAATCAGTAAAGATGTTATAGGAGATAGAAGCGTTGTTTCTTATATTGAGCGTATACCATCAAACCTTTCAGAAGTGACATTTTCTTTATGTTCGGTTAATTATAACAATTATGAAAAACATATAGGCGATGTGGCTAAAAACATAGCCGATAACTGGTATATGAAATGTTCTGAAAAAGAATATAGTATATACATTGTGACGCATGAATATGGGCATTTAGTTCAAGATTATTTGTTGCAACAAGAGTATATTAAGAATGGTCTTAACCCGGCAAGAACCTGGGAAAATGTTGATTTTAGTAAAGAAGAAACGAAAGAACGCTATAAATGGTATTTTGAAATTGATTCAGGATTCCAAGAAAAATGCTATAATGAGATTATAAGCATTGCAAAAAACAATAATCCGTTGTTTAATATAGATAAGAATGTATCTATTTATGGTATGGATGAAAAAAGAAAGAATGATTTTTTTGCAGAAGTTTTTGCCAATTCACAACTTAGTGAGCCTAACGAATTAGGAATAGCTATGAAAGAGTGGTTGGTTATGAAAGGGTTTTAGTATGCAGATGCGACCATATTTTATGAAAAATCCAGAGTGGTATTATTTTGATGAAAGCGAAAGAACGTTTAAGTTAACGGATAAGGCGCCACGAAAAGCAGTTAAGAGTTATAAACGGTTTTATTCGACTGAAATAGTGGGTGGAAAGGTAAGGCTTGTTTGACTTTAAGGATTATGGTAAACTATGGATAGAGATGAATTATATGAAAGAGTTTCAAAGGCATTAGCCAAGGGGCAGGATGTGGAGATCAGGCAGAAGCCAGATGGTTCCTGGGTTGTATATGCCATAAAACGTAATAAGGTCTTATAGTCGATTGTGATTATAAAAGAGCGATGGGAGCTAGTACAGATGTACTGGCTCTTTTTTATTTTGCCATGATGTTTGCTATTTTTATAAATCATTTGGGGGCTTAATCGCCCCCGGCTCCTGGCGGATTAGTGTAACCTGGCAGCACGTGAGTTTCCTTAGCTTATAGTGTGGGTTCAAATCCCACGTCCGCAATCATATATAATCCTCCAAATTATATATATTGTTTTGTCATACTAAAACAGCCTGGATTATTCCAGGCACCCGGGGTTACATGGTTGGTGTTGCGAATGGGTTCGATTCCCATTAATCCCGTTTCCCATACCGCAGAAAGTGCGGTTAACAAGTTATTTAAGGAGATGAAAAATGAAGAATATTGAAGCAATCTTAAAAGAAGCAGGACTTGAGGTAACTGATGAGCAGCTTAAGACCATTAATGATGGTGTTAAGGAGAATTACAAGACTATTAATGAATACCAGGGTAAGGTCGACAAGATTAAGAGTCTTGAGGATTCTGTTAAGGAAACACAGGAAGCCTTAAAAAAGTTTGATGGAGTGGATGCAGAGGCACTTAATAAGCAGATTAAGGAGCTGAATGACACTATTGAGAAGAATAAGGCGGACTATGATAAGCAGATAGCCGACAGAGACTTTTCAGACATCATTGATAAGGCAATCAGTTCTGCAAATGGAAAGAATGCCAAAGCTATCAAGGCACTTCTTGATATTGAAACCTTAAGAGGTTCAAAGAACCAGCAGGCAGACATTGAGAAAGCCATTAAGGATTTGACAGAGGCAGAAGATAGCAAGATGCTGTTCGGGGAAGCAGAGCCAAAGAAAGCCGGCTCTGGTAATCCTATTGGACAGGTACAGAAACAGGGTAGCGGGGAACAGTTAACAATGCACAGCGCTATTGCTGAGCATTACAAGTAAAAGAAAGAGAGGAAACGCAAAGGGCTATTACATTAGCACAGGCAAAAGTCGGCATGGCTGACAAGGTAGATCAGACAGTAGTAGATGAATTTAGAAGAGATTCATTCCTGCTTGATAAGTTAGTATTTGATAACGCGGTTGCACCGGGTACAGGTGGTTCAACACTTACATATGGTTATATGCAGTTACAGACTCCTGCAGTAGCGTCAAGACGTGAGATTAATGCAGAGTATACTGCACAGGATGCTGTTAGAAAGAAAATGACAGCAGATCTGGACATTTTCGGTGGAGCATTTGAGGTTGACAGAGTTCTCCAGAATACATCTGGCGCTATCAATGAAATTGAATTCCAGTTAAAGGAGAAAATTAAGGCAGCTACAAACCTTTTCCATTACACAGTAATTAATGGTTCAACAACCAAGACAACTGGTTATGTAGAGGGTAAGTTTGATGGACTTAGAAAGTTACTTGCTGGTAAGTCAACAGCAGTTGATGCTTCTGGCACTAACCTTTATGGTGTCACAAACATCAATGCTAATATGGATGCATTCATCCTTTTAGTTAATCAGTGGCTTGCTAAGTTTGCAGAAAAGCCAGACATGATTCTCCTTAATGGTGATATGCTTGGCGTAATGCAGTACATTGGTCAGAAGATGGGTTATTACGCAAGATCTAAGGATGATTTTGGTAATGACATTGAGACATACAAGGGCATTGCACTTGTAGATGCTGGTAAGTTCTGGAATGGATCAGCAGAAGTTGATTGTGTTGCTACAGATGGCGGTCTTACATCTATGATTGGTGTAAAGATTGGTATGGACGGATTCCACGGTATTTCACCAATGGAGACTAGCGCAATCGTTAAGTCATATCTTCCTGATATGGCAGCACCTGGCGCTGTTAAGCGTGGTGAGGCAGAGCTTGTTGCCGGTGTTGTTCTTAAGAACACAAAGAAAGCCGGTATCCTTACAGGCATCCAGATTGGTGCTACAGAGTAAGTAGAAAGGGGGCAGTGATATGGCTATAGTTACATGGGAGTATTACTGCTCCCGTTATAATGAAATAAAAGAGGCTGATTTTGAAAGTGCAGAAGCATTGGCAGAAATCGAGGTTAAAAGAATTATAGGACCCAGGTGGGAAACTATAACGCCTGATACATATGGCTATGATGTGTTACAGGATTGTATATGCAAGGTTATGAATAAGCTGGTATTTAATAAAAAGGCTGGAATTGGTAAGGGCATAGCATCAGCAAGTAATGATGGATATAGCCAGACATTTGCCATAACCAAGGCAGAAGAGGTTGAAGCCGATATTAAGACTTCTATCAGGAATTGGCTATCTGGTACAGGATTGGTAGGTGCGTACTAAGGTTTACGGATACAGTTACAGTAATCAATAAAACTGAAGACGGATGGACTAAGACGGTAGTGGATGGCGTGCAGTGGGCAGAAAAGGAAGAGAAGCTAAACAACCAGGGAAAGATTAGCATAGCAACCTATGTTTCAATTACATTCCCAGAGGGAACATATGAGCAGTTACTCCTTGACCCGAACAATGAAGAGGATGCCATTGTGCGTGGCGTGGTGGATGAGGATATTACCAAGATATCCACATTGCTTAAGAACCACAAGGGTGGCAGAATCAAAGCTGTTAATGATAATAGCAACAGATTAATGCTAAAGAATGTTAAGGTGGTGGTTGGATAGGTTACAACTTAAAGAGTTTACATTCGATACCAACCGAGTCATCCAGAACCATAACATTAACGAGGGTGGAGCGGTTCAGCGATATATTGACAGTGAATGCCTGAGGCTTATGGACCAGTTCACACCGCGTGATCAGGGAAATTTGATAGCCAATGGTATTACCAATACAGTAATTGGAAGTGGAGAAATTAAGTACAGAAATCCTTATGCAAGGCGTATGTATTACAATCCACAGTATTCATTCCAGGGTGCGCCACAAAGAGGCGCTTACTGGTTTGAGAGAATGAAGCAGCAGTATAAAGATTCAATTCTTGATGGAGCGATGCGATTCACATGACAATCAGCAGGTATATAGTAGAATTCCTTGAATTATTTGAGGATATTAAAATTGATACAAACCATATAAAAGACGGTTCAGACCATTATGGACTATTTAAGACACCGGCAAGGGATAAGCTGGTAAATACGGATGGATCTACCACGATAACAGAGTATTATCAGTTCTTTGCATTCCAGGACTCGATGTCTGAGGATGAACGTCTTGAAGATGATGAGTGGCTTGAGAAGTTGACATACTGGGTGGATGATTACAATGTTAATTATAATTATCCAGAGATAGATGGTAACAGGATGGTCACTAACATAGCGGTAACAGGTGCACCGACACCATTTATAGATAGTGATAATGGAATTACATACCAAATATCATTATCAATCACCTATGAAAGAGAGGTTAATTAAAGGGCAGATTTAGTTAGACTTAAAAGAAATAAGACTATTCCATTTCTTAACACAGCTACAACGCTTTCACCAGATTGGGCTAGAATTGGAAAGTCTACAACATTTGACTTGGTACTTAATGCAGTAACGGAAGAGAATGATTTCATTGAAGATGAGATGGCAACAACAGAGGTTATGAGATACCAGCCGACACTTCCCCAGGAATTACAGGCTAATCAGGGTGACCCAGCATTTGACCATCTTTATAAGATGTTCATTGACTTGCCAACAGGTGAAGATGTTAAGAAGAATCTTCTTATTGTTTTTGCTGGTGGTAAGGATGTAGAGGGTGTAACACAGTATGATGCATGGAATACCACATCTACACTTACACTTGACCATTTTGATTCAGTAGCTGAAAAGATTTATTTCAATTTCTCGATTTCCAAAATTGAAAGAGTTAAGGTTACTGTTGAGAATGGTGAGCCAACAATTGTAGCATAATGATTGACTTAACTGCTAAGGTCCTGCCGAATACCATAGAGGTAGACGGTAGGGCTTTTTTAGTAAATACTGACTTTAGAGTATGGATTCAGTTTTATAGAGACTTAAAGCGTGGCAAGAAATTTAATGTTAATT